CGTGCGATGCCTTGCAAGTTTCTGCCAGTCAGTCTCGCTCAACGAGTGCGAGTTGATGCGGTGCAAGTCGATGCCCTCAGCCGCGGCTGCCATGCGCCCAACAACTTCGTGTTCTTTCATCTCGAGAGAGAAGAAGCCAGCCCCGTACTTTGACGCAGCCACAGCCGCGCAACCAGCAACGAGGGATTTACCCACCGCGGGCCGAGCGCCAAGGATGGTGAGCTGCCCAGGATGCCAACCGCCGTTGAACTTATGGTCCAGTTCGTGCCAGCCGGTCGGGTAGGACTTGCCGCGGGGCGCTGACCACAAATCCATTGCGTCATCCAACGCGGCGGCATAGGTGCGGATCTTCACACCGGATGCCGCGTTCACTGACTCGTCAAGGATGGCCCTTGCATCGTCCAGGACTTGCTCTGTCTGGTCCCAACCGGCTTCGAGCGCCATCTGCTTGAGCCTGCGCCCGACCCCACCAAGCCGGCGCAGCCTTGCGAGGCCGGTCACGATGGATGCGTAGTGCGGTGCTGCTGACCCGACTGGCGCAACATTGATGCACTCGTAGAGGTAGGTGAGGTCCATGCCGCTGCTGGGGTTAGTGATGAGTTTCTGCGCCAACGCAATCGGCGTTACGGGTTTGCCGGCGCGGGCTTCTTCCACGATTATCAGCCACAGTTGCTCATGGATTGGGGCGAAGAAGTCTTCAGGTTCGATGGCGAGTTCATCGAGGATGCGTTGGTCCAGCATTACCGCGCCGATGATTGCCCGTTCTGCGTCCTGGTCTTCTCTGACTTTGTCGCTCATGCTGCCAGCTTCCTTTTGGCTTCTTCGAGGCGTTCCTGCTGGTGCGCGGCTCGTTGTTCTTTCTTCCAAGCGATTTCGCCGGCGACGTCCAAACCTTCGGGGGGTGTCCCTGGTGTCCAAACGTCTCGGCCTAGGATGGCTTCGACGTTGATTTCACCGGTTGGGGTTACGGGTCCGGTTTTGTTCTTGTCCCAGTCTTCCAAGGCGGCGAGGCGGAGTTGGTCGTATTTGTCGCGGAACGTTGGCATGGACAGGATGTTTTTTCGCCAGAAGGTGTTGGCTTGTGACCAGCGGATGAGGTTGGCGGCTTTGTCTGGTTCGCGGTTGTCGAGGTCGATCATGCGTCGTGCTGCGTCTGTCCAGGTTTTGCCGATGGTGGGGCGGAGTGATCCGTTTGCTTCGATTGTGTCTGCTAGTAGTTCGCAGAGCATTTTTACGTCTTCACGGGTTTCCACCGAAGAAGCTTTAGCTTCTTTATTAGGGGTCGGGTCGGGTCGGGTCGGGTCGGGGTTACGAACGTTTTCCGAACTGTTCGTGTCCGTTCGCCCGAACGCACCTTGTTCTTCGCCTTGTTCTAGGGGTTTTTTCTGTTTGCGTCGGGCCCGCAACTCCTTCATGCGTTCCCTACTTGCGGCCCGCTCGGCGTCTACGTCCTTCTTACTTGGCTGGTACTCGTGCCAGTTGCAGAATGTATATCCGCCTTGCGTGCGCTCCCAAAGACCAACTTCGACCAACGCGGCTGGTGCTGCGGGTGGTCCGCCGAACTCCGAAATCATGTAGTCGGGCACGTTCCCGTCGGTGAGTTGGTCAGCGGCCCATGACCCTGCGACTGTCCACAAACCCACCGCAGCGAATCTAACCCGCTTGGGGATCCTCAGTAGTTTCCTGGATGAGTGGAACCCGTCATCGACTTTGAACCAAGCCATCTAGCTTCCTGCCTTTTTGCGTTGTTCGCGTTGTTTCCGCATGGTTTGTTTCCGGGCCTGGTCGGCTTGCTTGCGTGACTGCCGGCGCAACTGGTCAGCGGCGGCGGTCATGCTGCGGCTATAGCGGCTTGGATGGCGTTAAGAGCTACTGCACGCGCCCTTTGCTCTTCGTCCAGGTTTGCGGCTTCCCAAGGCTCATCTTTCATGCCCTGGAAAATTCGCTTTGCAGCCTGATCAATTGCGGCCTTGCTGAGAAGAAACCCATCTGCGGCACCTAGAACGCTTGTAGCTTCCTTGATCGCATGATCGCGGTCTTCTGGTTCCAGGTCTTCAACTCTTGTCCAGAATCCGTCAAATCGCATTCCGCTCGACTCGCTGATTGCATTGGCTACTGTTTCAACTCGCTGGCTCGAACTCATGCTGCTGTCCTTTGTCGTTTGGGGTTGTGTTTTTTGTCCCAGCCGGCTGCTTCTTGGGTGGCTCTTAGGAGGCCGAGTTGTCCGCCGTGGATGGGTGGGGGGAGGATGACTTTGTGGGGCTTGCTGGTGCGTTCCCTGGCTTCGCGGAGTTGGTCGTTGATTTGTTGTTGGCGGCGTCGGGTGCGGGCCAGTTCGAGTTCTGCGGCATGTATGGCGGCTAGTTCGCGTTCGGCTCGTTCGATTTCGGCGGTTGCGATTTGTTGTTGTACGCGGAGGTTTTCGAGGTTGGCGCGTGTGCCGTTTCGTGTGTAGCCGGCCATTAGTTGGTTCCTTTCATGTATGGTTTGCAGTCGCGGCAGTGGGTGCGGTCTGTTCGGGTGCGGTGGCGGGTTGAGAAGTTGATGCCGCAGCGGTTGCAGGTTGCGTGTGCGCTGTTGCCTTGGGGGTGGATGTTGGTGGCTGTGATGCGGGGGTATGTGTAGGTGCTCATTTGGTTGCCTTGGGTTGGTGGTGCGGGCGCCGGGGGTTAGCCAGCGCCCGCAAGGATTTTTCTTAGAACGCGGGTTCGTTGGTGGGTCCGTTGCCCCAGCCGCCTGCGTCTTGTGTTGCGGGTGCGGCCCAGGGGTCTTGCTGCGGGGATGGGACGTTGGTGCGGATAGGCTTGCTTGTCGGCACCTCACCGCCGTTCCCTGACCGTTGGGTGCGGTTGACCTTCGCGTTGGCATACTTCAAGCTGGGCCCAATTTCCTGGACCTCGAACTCGATCACCGTTCGCTTCTCGCCGTCTTTCTCATAAGAGCGCTGCTTGAGAAAACCGGACGCGATCACTCTCATGCCCTTAGTCAAGGACTCTGCGGTGTTCTCTGCTGCTTCCCGCCATACCGAGGACCGCAGGAACAACGCTTCTCCGTCTTTCCATTCGTTGCTGTTCCGGTCAAACGTGCGCGGGGTCGATGCAATGGTGAAGTTAGTGACAGCATCGCCGCCTGGGGTGAACCTGAGTTCCGGGTCGCTGGTGAGGTTGCCAATAACGGTGATAAGGGTTTCGCCGGCCATGTTTACTTACTCATTTCGTTGTTGGTGTATTTTTCGAGGTTGGCGAGGATGAGTCCTTGCCAGTGAATGTCTGTTTCGGGGTCGCCGTTGGATACGACAGTTACGGGGACTCCCACGTATCCGAGGGCTTTGATTGCGTCGCGGTCGGCGGGTGATTCTTCTACGTTGACTTCGTGGAATTGGATGCCTTTGCGGTGCCACCATGCTTTGATGCGTTTGCAGGGTTGGCAGTCCGGGCGGGAGTAGAGCGTGATGGTTTTCATGCGGCTTTCTTGTGGCTGGTTTGTTCGGTGTCGCTGGTCCAGTGCCAGTAGCCGCTAGAGCAGCGATAAAAGTACGCGCGTGGGTCGCCGCCGTTGCGTGCCCATACTTTGGCGTGGAGTAGGCGGGCCGCGGGAAGGTTAGAAGACTTCACTTTCCCGCAGGAGCATTTGTTACTGTTCGGCTGGTTGGGCATGGGACTTGATCTTGTTGAGCATGTCCGGGCCTTCCCCTGCTTGTTGCGCGGCCATGTATACGGCTTTGACGTTCTCAAGGTCGCCGGCTGCTAGTGCTGCTTCTGCGAGCCAGTCACGTTTGGGTGCTGGTGCTGTGAGGGGCTGCACGGTGAACACTGCGGAACGGCCCTTCTTGACCAGCAGCGGCACCTTCAACGGCTTGTCAAGGCCGGTCATGTGGCTGATTCGGGTGCCGCCTACAGCCTCGTTGCCGAACTGCACTGACGGGTCGCAGAACAATGTCACGCTCTGTCCGATGTACGCAGATGCTTTGGTTCCCCAGGCTGCGGCGATTACCCTTCGCATGGACTTTCCGGGGCGCCATACGCGGGGGAAGCCTTCGAGGTGGAAGTTGAATGGCTGTTCGGTGTTGTGTTTGGTGACGTTCTCGATGGTGAACGTTCGTGGTCCTGCTACAAGGTCTATCGCGTCGAGCTGGTCACTTTTTGGGGCCAGGCTGTCGGTCATATCAAGGTCCATTAGAATCCGATCTCGATTTCTGCGTAGTGGTCGATGCGTTCGGTTGTGGGTAGGTGTTGGGTGAGGTGCTGGTAGTTGGTGATGGTTGTCGTGGCGGTGTCTTCCAAGGTCATTGCGGCGTCGAGGATGGCTTGTTGCCATGCGGGGTCTGGGTAGACGCGTCGGGTCCAGAGGGGCATGCCGCCGCTGTATGAGTTGAAGTCGATCCATTCGCGGCCTGAGACGAGTAGTCCGGTTTGGAGTTGGGCCATGTGCTCGTAGGGGATGCGGTCTGCGAGGATCGTGGCTAGGTGTTTCTTTGGTTCGGGGGCTTTGATTTCGATTAGCCCCTCATCTCCAACCAAGCCATCGGGGGAGTATCCGATGCGGCCCCACGGGTATTCACGGACCATGAACCCGACTTGATGTACTGGGGCGTGGTGTTCGCTGTATTTGTCGCGGGCGTAGGGCTCGTCCAGGGTTCCGCGTTCCATGTTGCGGGTCATCGGGGTTGGTACTACGTAGCCGGTGATTCGTTCGGATACGAGGGTCATGGTGAGTGCTCGGGAGTAGTCGTTGGAACTGACTTTGAATACGGGTGGCAGGGTTGCGGCTCGTATGGAGCGTTCGTCGTGCGGGGTTTTGATGGGTGCCGGGATTTTGCGGGCGAGGCTGACACATGGGGCACCTTCGCCGGCCTCGCACTTGGGGCATTCAACGGTGAGTGCGTCAGGTGCGCCTTGGGTGATGAATTGGCCGATGACTGATGCGGTGATGATGCCGCAGCGTTGTTGGAGCCATTCGTCTGTGCCTTGTTGGAGGTCGGTGAAGACTTCGAGGCGGCTTGTGGGTTGTTGTTCGGTGCTGATGGTCATTGCTTGCCGCCTAGGTTGAGTGTGTGGAGTGTGGCGCGTATGGCTGCTTCGAGTTGTTCGCGGTCATGTTCTTCGCGGGTTGTCATGGCCTACTCGATGTCGCCTTTGTCTAGTGGTTCTTGTGATGCGCGGCAGGAGCATTGGCTGTTTGCGCATTGTTGGAATGTGTTTGGCGTGGCCCATGCCCCGGTTTGGTCGGGGTCGAGCGGATCAGACAGGCGCCGCTTCATTGCTGGGCTTCCAAGCTGCGGAGTTGGGTCATGAGTTCAGTTGCCCATTCAAGGGCGGTGTCGATGTCCTCGAACGTGATATCTAGGTCGTCATCTTCGTCGGTGAGGAACACCGCGCCCTCTTGACCGTTTAGGGCGCCGTACTCGGTTCGCACGTCTACTTCCCCGCCGTAGATGATGTTCATGCGACGTCTCCGAAGATCATTTCTTCGAGGGTGGGTGCGATGCGGCGGACTCGTTGGCGTGCGAGGTGCGCGTCTGCGATGTCGGGGATGTGGTTGAGCAGGGCTTGTTTGGATGGGTTGAAGATGGATTGTGGTTTGTAGACGTTGTTCGCGGGGATGGGCATGTGAGTCATTGCAGGTTCCTTAGCGGGTGATGGGGGTGAGAATGATGAATTTGAGGCTGTCAGGCGCTTCGCAGTTGCGGCACCGGAGCGTCTTGTCGTGGGTGAGAACTTGCTTCCACGCATCGCATATCGCCCGTAGTGGTCCAGTGAAGAAGCAGCTGCGGCACTGGCCTCGGAAGTAGTAAGTCGCTGACCCATCGCCGGGGTGGTAGGGATGAGCGCCGTGCCCGCCTTGCTCGCAGGGGACTTCTGGCATGTCGCCTACTAAGAGTTCGAGGCTGATCTCTACACCTGCTTGGACGGTCATGTCATTAGTCCTAGGGCTGCGGCGATGGGGATGATGGATAGGGGCATGACGATCATGATGAGGACGCCGGCTGCGATTTCTTTGAGGGTGTCGATGGCGTCGAAGTTCCAGCGGATCGGTTCACGGGTGCGGGTCATTGTTGGCCTGCCATGCTTGTGGCTGCTTTGAATGCTTCGGGTTGGCATGGGTGGACGCTCATTGCGTATCCGCCGTTGGTGTTCCTGGTCCTTGCCCACCAGTAGCCGTATTCCTTGACGACGGATGGTTTGTTGGGGTTGGTGCGGGTGGAGTGGAGTTTCATGATTCGCCTTTCCTTCTGCTGTCCGCGTCGTCTTCGGTTCGGGTTTGTTGTTGGGCTTCGGTTTCTTCGCGCTGGGAGTAGAAGAACCAATCCCGCCGCTCAGCCCGGGTCATTCGTGGTCTACGTTCTCGATGTAGTCACTAACAGCGGGAAGGAATGCCTTGTCGCCGCACCCTTCGCAGGTCAGGGTGACGTCACCCAGCCAGTCAAGGTCGATCAGCACCTCTTGGCCTTGCTGCTGGGTGGTGTCCAGCTCTGTGCTCGTCATGCTTTCGCCGCAGTCGCAGGCGGTCTTGTACTTGATGCGGATACTCATCGTGTTTCTCCTTGGTATGTGGTGACGATTTGGCTGATGTTCATGAGGATGGCGACGGGTGTGGATTGGCCGCGCATGAATACGTCTATTTGTTGTCCGATGTTTGCCATGGCTTGTTCGGCGGTCATTGGTTGGGCCTGTCGTAGGCGGGGTCGCGGTGTTTGCCGAAGCCTGGGGGTACGGTGCCGGTTGTTACGTAGGACGCGTACTCATGGGCGAATCTGTCGAGTTTGAAGACCTCGGAGTGGGTGCCGAATACGTGGCCGGTTTTGAAGTACTCCCGCATGATGGTCGCGTTCGTGACGATGCTCATGCTGCGACCGCCGTGACTGTAGTGACTGCGCCGTGTTCGGTGATGCTGACGGGGGAGAGGTAGCCAGTGTGGGCTGCTGCTTCTTGTTGGAGGTTCGCGAGGATGCTGGGGTTGCGGCGGATGTCTGATGTGAATACGGAGAACGTGTGCTTGCTCATGTCATTTCCTTTTCGGGATGCGGGGCGGTTTGCGGGGCGCCTCTGGTTGGGCTGGTTGTTTGTGGTACATCGCTTTGATGGTTTGGATGTCTTCGGCTGAGAAGCGGATTTCGGAGCCGATCATGTGGTGCGGCCAGTTGTCGCGTTTTTTGAGCCGGTAGATCGTGGACCGCGAAACTTTCAGCATCGCGGTCAACTCTTCGAGGGTGTAGAGCATGTCGGTCATGCCGCGAACGGCAAACCTTGTTGCTGGATTTCCGGGTCAGGGACTTTGATCACGATGGGCTGGATGTCCAGGTAAGCGGCGATCCGCAGGAGTACTTGGTTGCTCATGTGTTTCCGGCCTGTGCAGATTTGCGAGATGAGGCCGGGTGATACCTTCGCGCCGCGTGCAAGTTCTTCCTGGGTGATGGGGCGGCGGTTCAGGTAGCCCTCGGGGGTTAGTTCTGTGCGGTACATGAGGGCCGCGAGGGTTCTACCTACCCTGTAGTCTTCCGGGTCGATGTCTTTGCGGGCCTCCCGGATACCCGTGATTGCTGTGCTCATACAGGTAAGACTAGGTATTGCTAGGTATTGTGTCAACACCTTGCTTGGTATCGCTTGGTATTGCATGGTGGAGTTCCGCGCCAATTAAGGGAATCGGACCCCAAAGTAGAAGGTATATTCGAACCCCGTTTGACCGGGCAATACCAAGGGAAGCGGCTTAGACTACCTTTCGCGCGCCTTGCAAATACCAAGAACTTTTTTGGATGCTGAGCAGGTACTTCCGGGTAGTTCATGAGCGAACAACTAGGTACTCGGAGGTAGTCATGAGCAAACAAAGACGCGTACCGCAAGGTATTGAACACCTCACCAAGTAGGGGGACATTGATCGTATGAGCATCGTTTTAGAAACCGAGGGCGACATGGAGCAGGGTAGGCAGTACGGCGAAGAAGCAATGTTGCGCCGGCTGGGCCAGCTCGCACGTCAGCGCCGCGAAGAGATAGGTATGGGTCGTGACCGGATGGCCGAAGAGTTGAAGATCGGTTCTGGTGCGACTATCCGCGATTTTGAGTTTGGCCGTACGAAGCCTTACGCGATGACGTTGCGTAAGTTTGAGCGCGGGTTGCATTGGCGTTCGGGTGTGATTGATGAGTTGCTGGCTGTGGCTGAGACCAGGAACGCGTCTGATGTGTCTATGGAGGATTTGGATGCGTGGGATGCGGCACCTAAGGCGCCGCTTGCCACGTTTTCGACTCCTGAGTTGTTGCGTGAGTTGGCTTCTCGTTTGGAGACGTTGCAGGCCGGTATGGGCGGTGCTGTGTTGCCGAAGGACGCGGGCCCTGGAACTCAGGACCTGTATGGGATGGCCGCGAATGGGTTCATCCCTGAGCACCTTGAGAGTGAGGTCGCGGACGCGGAAGTGCGGCGCGACTCTGACTTGAAGCCCGAGTCCTAAGTAAACTGCCGGTTGTGGCTTAAACTGTCCGCCCCAACCCTTACCCTTAATTCCAGTCGTTAGCATCGGGCTTGCGTGGGGGTTGAGTGTTTGGGGGTTGTTACGTGGCGATGGTTTATAGGTTGCGCATGCCGGATAGTGTTCCTTCCCGTACTGATGGGGAGAACATTTACGTGGATGACAGGTTGGACGATATTGGGTTGCGGTGCGCCATCGTGCATGAGTCGATCCATATTGAGCGCGGGCATGGGACGTTGCAGACTGAGGCTGTTGAGATGTCGGTCCGGTATGAGACTGCGATCCGGTTGCTTCCGTTGGACATGATTGTGGGGGTGTGCAAGGAGGGCCGGTCGTTGGCTCAAGTCGCGCGTGAACTCAGGGTGACTAAGCAGGTTCTTATGGACCGTGCCGCCACATTAACGGACGAGCAAGCCGCGTTGGCGGGGTGCATGGACTGTCGCATGTGCCCCGTCATCCAAGCTAAGTACAGCAACCACCCATCCACGTACAAGACCCGCCAACTCATCGCTAGCTAACCCCCAAAACAAAGAACTACCCTGCTCTACCTAGCCTCACGTGGTAGAGCGGGGTATTCTTGTTGTATGAGCGAACAAACCACCGCGCCAACAGAGCGCGACGAACTAGCCACCTTGATCACCCGCACTCGCCATGTGCGCGCCCTGCATCTCGAACTCCCAGCAAGCATCATCAACCATGTCACAGGCGGAATCGCGGAAGCGATCCTTGCTGCTGGTTACCGGAAGCCCCGCACGGTCACCACCGTGGAAGAACTCGACGCTCTACCGGCTGGAACGCTTATAGCCTGTCTGAATCTGAATCCTGACTGGCCGAGCGTCTTCCTGAATGCTGGGGGCTCGCGGACTCCTTGGCTGCACCTTGACCCCGGCGACCGCTCCGATGGTGAAACGACGCTACCCTCCGGTGAAGTGCTGCGGTGGTACGGGAAAGGCAGCGCCATCGTCCTGCGCGAAGGAGACTCCAATGTCTGACGTCATCGCCTTGTTGCAGCCCCTGAAAGACCGACTCGCCGCAGCCACACCCGGGCCGTGGGAAGCGCGAGTGGACGACCTTACCGATGACGTGGACGTGGTGCACGATCAAGAGCAGGTTTCGTTCGTAGCGACATGTGGCGAGAAGCGATTCCCCCGAGCACTCGAAGACGCCGAGTTCATCGCCCACGCCCCCACGGATCAGGCCAAGCTCATCGCAGCCATAGAAGCAGTGCTTGGTGTTTGCACAGAGTTTGACGAGGTTGCGGAGGCTAGTTCCGCAATCGCTGGTACTAAGAGTTTCCAATCAAACCGTATCCGTGCCGCCCTCACCCAGGCGTTGGGTGGTGACACGGCATGAGCGAGCGCGACGAGTTGACTAAGACGCTTGTGAACATCCCATGGCGGAGTAACAGCGCTGACGTGGTGGCTGAGAAGCTTCTTGCGGCGGGTTATCGCAAGCCTCCTACCATCGACAATGAGAAGTTGGTAATCGATGACGGGATGCTCCTGCTTGAAGTCGGGGAATGCACGTGCACTCCCTACGGGAGCAGCCACGAAGCGTTCTGTAGCTACGAATACCTGGACGACCTGACCTGGCCCCTTGAACGCGCTGGTTACGTCAAGGTCAGTGAGGCCGCGATAGAACGAGCGGCGAAGGCAATGCTCGACGCGATGTACGACGACAAGACCCTCAAAGTAGACGACGAAGACCGCAGCATCATCCGTGCTGTTGTTGCGGCGTTGCGGGAGGGGGCATGAGCGTCTTGACTGGTGCGTGCCGATTCACGCCTAAAGCGCATGACAAGTGCGCTGGGATTATCTACCTAGGTTCCATCTGGGGCGAGCCAACTAAGTGCCAATCCCCTTGCCACAAGCGGGAGGACTCCAATTGATCAGTGACGAAGCGGTAGAAGCGGCGGAGAGGGCCATCGCGAAGCTCTACGGGCGCAATGCGGGGCCTGCGTATACCTTGGCACGCGCTGCCCTTGAAGCTGCTGCCCCGTTCATCGCCGCGCAAGCAACAGCTAGGGAGTGGGGCGTGACGTACGCCGACGAACAAGGCGACCTGCATACGGAGTGGGGCTACACACGGAACCCCTTTGACCAGATCGACAAAGACGGCGAGTTCCAAACTGGCAAGCGAACATGGGCTAGGGCATACGAAATCCTGTCCCGCCCCAAGAACGCCCAGACCTCCGAATGGCAGTCCGATGACTGCCCGTGGAAGACGCCCTGACCGCTTACTGATTCGTAGCGTTACCAGCACCAATACGCAATGAGGGCCCTCACTTCGGTGGGGGCCTTCATGCTTGTGCGAAAGTTTCCTAGGTGGGTGTATTGACAGGGTGTATATACACCCTGTAGATTTGTCTTATCGGAACAAGCCGAAGGCGGAAGGTAAGACAATGAGCGAAGTTCGGGAACTCCAGGTAGTTACCATCTCAGGTGCCGACTACACCGTTGACAACTGGGGCGGCATGGACGTCCTGATCAGCAAGAAGGGCACCGGCTACATCATTCAACCCGGAGTATCCCAGCCTCACAGCTTCCCCGGAGGAACCCCTCTCCGCAAGCACGGCAACCCCGTCCGCGTCATGAACGTCGGCGGCATCATCGAAGAAGTAAAGAAGTGACCCCCCTGCAAGAGCCCCTCTTCTGGGGTGAGGGGCACAATGGGGTCCGCCTACCCACACTGCCAGGGTGCGTCCGGGGGATAGTGGGCGTCTCGGAAAATGAGAAGGGCCGGAAGGTCTATACGTTGCAGTGCGAAAACTGCCTTGAACTGGAGAGTCCCGATATTCTCGTATTCATGACTTTCAAGTTCCATCCACGCACACCCAGCAACAACCCTCGCCTGTGCAAGCCGTGTCGGCTTGTCGTGCATGCCGGTTGCGAGTGCGGCAATTGCCGTGAAGATCGCACCGGAAGTGAATACTAGGCGATGAGCAAGGGAACGAAGGTCCGCACAGTGCGCATCGATGACGCACTGTGGGAAGCCGCGCAAACCAAAGCGCAGGCCGAGGGGACTAACATCAGCGAGGTCATCCGAGGCTACCTGCAAGCATGGTTGAATGACAGTGTTGACGCGTGTTGACACGGTCAACTGGGGCCGGCTTGCTGTTGACGGAGTCAACGGAGAATGACATGGAGTGACTTGCTCTGACACACAAAAATGCCAAAGACCACCAAGTCGCTTGGTAGAATCCGCGTGTTCCAGCGGAATGGTGAAGGGGTTCGAATCTCCTTAGCTCCACACTTTTGGGCCCTAGAATCCGCGGAAGTTTTCAGAAGTGTTGACGCAAACCGTCTAGGCGTTGACGCTAACTGATAAAATTGGGCATAGAAGACCCCCGCGATAGGCGAATATCCGGGGGCTTGACCGACTTGATAGGAGTCGATGTGCCAAGTTTACCCAAGGGTGAGTCCCCAATGTCCTGGCAGTGGTATTTGCTGGAACGTCGGTTCAAGCTCACTTTCATCCTCGCGTTCCACCCATTTGCCAAGGCAATCGTTGGCTGGATGGTAAAGCCCCGTGGCTAGTATCCATAAGCGCGGGCCGAAGAAGGATGGCACGTACAGTTACCGGTTGATGTGGCGGGACCCTGAGTTCGGGCCGCGTCATGAGACGTTCCAGGATAAGACCGAGGCCGAGATTTGGAAGCGTCTTCTTGACGCGAACGGGCAATCACTCGCGGTCGCCACGTCGTTGTATGAGAACGCTCAACTTGCTGGGCCAACAGTTGTTGAAGCGCTCAGGGAACACATCGCCCAGATTGTGGGCGCGACTGAGTACACCATCTCAAGGTATGAGGATGATGTGCGGCTGCATTTCAGTGGCGACTTTGGGGGATTGAAGCTAAAAGGGCTCAAATCCGCTGACATAACTCGTTGGGTGAAGTGGATGGAGGGCCGGGGGAAGTCGCCTAAGACGATCAGCCTGAAACACGGGCTGCTCAGTGCGGCGATGGAGACTGCTGTGCGTCACGGGCATATCGACCGGAATCCGTGTAAGGGCGTCAGGCTGCCTAAAAAGAAACGCGTGGGTGACGATGGGGATGACATCACAATGGGCGACTACCAGACCATACGCGCCCACATGGACCCACACTTTCACCCATTCGTTGACTTCCTCGTCGGCACTGGGTGCAGGTTCAGTGAGGCGACCGCGCTGCTAGGGCGTGACTTTGATCTAGACGGCAACCCGCCTGTGGTGTTCATTAACAAAGCCCACAAACTCGCAGCAGCAGGGGGTCGGTATGTTGGCTCCCCGAAAACGGAGAAGTCCAGGCGTCGCGTGTCACTCGCCCCATCGACCGTCACAGCCGTAGCCCCGCTAGTAGAGAAAGCCCTTAAGGACGGGGGCCCTGTGTTCAGGATGAAACGGGCAGGGGAGTTCACCGCCCAAGCGTTCTACAACCGGGGATGGCGTGATGCGCGGAAAGCTGCGGGGTTCGGCCCTGGATCTCAGAAGCACGTCACTGTTCACTCACTCAGGCATCTGCACGCGGCCCTGTTATTGGGGAACGGTATGAACATGTACGAGCTGAGCCGGCGACTAGGCCACAACAACATTCAAACAACTATCGACCTTTACAGCTCATTGCTCCCGGATGCGCACTTTCGTGGCGCGGAGGTTGCAACGAGGGCGTTGGAAATCTAAGCAGCGCGGTCATCATTGTTGTGGGTGAATAGTTCCAACCGCGCTTGCTTGGCGGCTTCGGCTGCTTCGTCTATGTCCGTGAAGTAGCCGATGTGCTTAACGACTCCATTGTGGCCTACCTGAACCCGCCACTTGCCCTTCTGCCATGTGACGCCACGGATGCCTGACTTGCTGTTCTTATAGGCCCCCACCTTGTTCTCGTTATTCTGCTTGCGTGTAGTCACTCGCAGATGGTCAGGGCGCACGCAGAGTCGGTTACGGCAGATGTGATCAAGGTCCATTCCCTCAGGGATGGTTGCGCCAGACATTTCGTAGGAGAACCGATGGGCCGCGTAGTCCTTCTTCTGGAATCGCATCTTCCCGTATCCGCCATTCATCTGGCACGCTGTCCAGTTCCAGCAGCCGTCTGTCTTTTCGACTTTGGACCAGAATCGGGTGGTAAAGTTTTGCATGTAACCGCTCTCGATTAGTGGTTGCCGGCCCCCAGGTGTTGTCGCACTGTGGGGGCTTTTTGCTGTACCTTAATTCTACCTTAGAATGCCTTGTTGTGTTGTGTTTGTCGGGTAGAGTGCGGTACTTTGAGTGGCGGATAACCCCCAAACAACAAAACGCCCCCACCCTCGCGATGAGGGTGGGGGCTGTTTGTTTGGTTAGGCTTGTGGCATGGAAGTTACTTTGACCGTGGAGAATGCTGAGGGTGGTATTGGGTACGTGTCCGCTGTCGGCAACGATTACACGGACGCGTACACCAAAGCGCGGGCACTCATCCCAGACGGATGCAAACCCATCGTCATACGGGCTGACTGACCCACTATTACGTCGGGGAACTTAACCGGTCTTATGTTGCCCGAATCGGGGCCGGATATAATCAGCGCATGACTACTGGGGGAATGACGCCTGCCGAGCGCCTGAAGGCCAAGACTGGCACTTATCTCGATACTTACTCAGCTCAGCGCGCTTCTCGGGCCAAAATGAAGAACCCGTGGATGGTCGCCGTGGGCATAGTCTTTCTCGTCATCGGCATCTTCATGCTTGCCATGGGGACCAACGAGTGGCTGGACTTCCCTTTCATCTGCATTGGCATCATCGTGATCGCCGCCTTTGGATACCCGGAAAAGGGCCTGTGACAATTCAGTTAGCCCTAGTTGGTTGTTTAGCGCTGCTAGGGCTGGCGATGCTGGTCGCCCGGAAGAACACGGACACACCACTTCCGAAGCTTGAATCTCTCTGGTTTCACAGCTCATTGACCTGGCCAGTCGCAGTCAAGGCCGCACTTGGGTCTTTCATCTTTGCTGGCGATGCGGACAGTGGCACCAGCTACATCCTTGTCACATACGGCCCTGCCCTGCTTATGTCCCTGGTCATGGTGGCAATGCGGGCACGCGGAGACGCGAAGCTATTCATACCAGGCCTATGGGTTTTTGCCGGCGTCGCGTTCTCCATCCCATTCACGCTGTTCGCGGGGACTGGGTTCACGGGCGTTCTGCCAGTGATTCTGATCCTGCCAGCGTTGCTTCGGCGTGCGACGCCAATCCCGCTGGGATCTTGGTTCAGGTCAGCTCGGTGGGCACTGCTGTGGATTCTTCTCGTTCTCATCGCAACCTCAGTTGTGGCACCTGAGAACGTGGTTGGACCGTGCCGGCTAGACAAGTGTTCGGCCTTCGGTGAAGTCCTGACCTCGCCCATCACGAACAATGGAAACTTTGTGGGGGTCGCGATCGCGATCCTGCTCCCGCTGGCATTGCTTGGGCTTCGCATGTTCCCGCTTATCCTCGTCTCGATTGTCAGTCTCGGGATGATCGAAGCGTCCGGAAGCCGCTCAGCAGCGCTGGCTGCATGGGTAGTGGTAGCTGTGGTGGTGATTGCTTCCGGTAACTGGGACCGGCGCCGCTGGATTGCTGGTGTCGCGCTCGTTGGCGTTCTCGTCGCGTCCATTGTTACCGCAGTGGGATCATTCCCTCGCGAGTTTGCCACCTTCCGTGGCGGCCTGTGGGAGCGAGCCCAGGAACTCTTTCTAGCCAACCCCGCCCTCGGGTATGGCCCTACCTACTGGTCAAGTCAGCCGCTGGAGCTGTCACTGACCGCAAACTACAGCCCCCACAACTTCTGGCTTGAGTTCGCTGTTGCTGGCGGCCTCTTCGGCCTCTTGTGCGTAGCAGCCGCTGGCATAACGCTCCTGCGAAAAGTTGCTAAGCAGGAGCGTTACGCCATCGTCATGATGCTGATAGCCCTGTTGGCCCTTGGAATTGTGGAATCCCCAGTGCAGCCTGGCAAGTTCAGCTTGGCGCCGTTCGCCCACCTTCTCCCGCTCATAATCGGAGCGGCCTGCTCTGTTGCTGAGCGCAGCCCAAGGGCAAACGCGCAAGCCCCGCTTCCCGCACGAGTCCTCGCAGGACGAAAGTAAAGCTACGGCAGGTCGGTGTACTTGGCCTTCAACGCGGTCCTGACTGCTGCCAGTTCGGTCGAGTCGATGAACCTCGCCACTGTCGCAATCTCGCGGAAGTCAGCATTGATTGTCGTACCCGATGAACCGGTACCGAGGGCGATGCCAGTTGGTGCACCAGTAGATCCTGACGCGGCGAACGCTGTTCCCGGTGCAGCGCTGGTGAGAGCGTCAACATGGAGCCTGGAGTTAGCGCCGTCGAGACGGGCCACAACGAGCGCCCATGCCGTGTTCCCTGCCACGGTGACAGCTTCGGTTCCGTTGTTGAGTTCCCAGTTGCCGCTAGCATCCCGCCGAACCCTGTAACCGCAGAAGTTCAGCGCGTAGACGGTCGTGGCCGAGAGTCGCATGACTGCGATCATGGTGCGCGGCTTGGACGTATCGGCCCACGCCTTGCCCAGCGTTGCAGCGCGTGCCGGTGAGTTGGTGATGGCCATCCGCAGGTACTTGAACCCGCCGTCGTTCTTGAGAATGCCATCATTGAGCGTTGCCGCGATGGACTCGTGCGCGGAACCGTTGTCGTACCATGTGGTGACAGTTGAATCGACTGCCGGTTCCGTCGCCGTAGCGCTCATCTTGGAGGCCACGTAACGGTGATCAAGGCCCGTGATGCCCACACTGTGCAGCGGCATAGCGAAGACCGTTGACGAGAACGTGCCCTGACCGATGGCGTTCACGGCAGCAACCCGGAAGTCATAGGACAGCTCGTTGGTGAGCCCAGTGACCGTGATCGCCGTAACTGTGGAGGCTGCGTGAGCGAAAGTCGTCCACAATGCATCGGTGCTGATCTTGTACTGAACCGCGTAATCGGTGATGGCAGAGCCGCCGCTATCTGGTTCCGTCCACGTCAGCGCCATCGAGCCATCGCCCGGCGCGGCAGCGAGGCCCGCGACGGGAAGCGGGACGGTGTTGGCGGCAGCGATCCACCCAAGCTCAGCGAACCTCGCGGCAACGTAGGCAGCGATGACCTGGCGAGCTGCGACCGTGAAGTGCGTGCCGTCTGTCAATAGCTGTCGGGGCACCCAGCCAGCCGCAATGTCCGCCGTGTCATCCATCGTGGGTGTAAGCCCAGCAGCGGCGAGACCATAGTTCATGAGGTAGTCATGAATGTCGATGGCGTTGCGGCCCCACTTGCGGAGGCCCTTGCCTCGCGCTGCTGTGGTGGCAGTGACTCGTGCGCTGTCCGCGCCGCCGACGTATCCGACGTGCGGGAGCATGACGAAGAAGCGGCGGTTGACTGCGTGCATGCGCAGGATCATCGCTTCAAGCTCATCGAAAACAACGTCCCCGTCTGTGACGTTGTTGTAGAAAACATCGAACCCGTGGATTGCGCCCAGGTTTGCGTCGGCATAGTCCACATAGAACGGTGCTGGGTGGGCCAGAGCTATGGCTGTGCCGCTGCCTGCACGTGTGAAGGTGTAGTAGTCGTCAGCTGCGTGCGAGGACGAGTCGCCTGACGGTTTCACAAGCGCAAGCGTGCCGGAAACCTTCTGCCCGTTCGGCAACTTCAGGTAGCCCACGAGCGTGCGAGCCAGCGAAGGATTGCCCCACACTTGGAGCAGAGGCCACGTAATGACGCCAGCCGCCGTCTTGAAGGTGACGTTCACGGCTCCAGAGGCGGGAATGCTCCCGCCTGCCGGTGTCATCATGTACGGGATCGCTCCGTGGCGGGCTGCGATGCCATCGGAGGTCTCGCCGCCCACTCCAGCATTGAGGACCGTAAGGCCGGTGAGTGCCGCAAGGAATCCTCCGACATCTTGGCGTGGATTGGACCCGCCGCCCTGAGCCCAAAGAGAGTTGGTCCACGTAATCACATCTGGGCCAGAGGTGGGCACGATCCCGTTTTCCTCAACGTAGGCCGTGATTGCAGGGCCGATTACCTCGCTGTCCCCAATGCGGTCGTCAATGGCGGCCAGCATGCCCGGTGCGGAGGGGCCATAAGTGGCATTAAGTGCCGTGTCTTGGAGGCGTGCGGGCAGGTTGGGGTCCGCGACTTTCACGGCGGGCGGGATGGTGAAGTCATCACCAACAGATACAAGGCGGTTCACCATTGTTTAGGTTCCGATCAGGTAGAGGCCGGGGTTGCTGGGGTCAGCAGCGAAGGTAGGACCAGCGAAGTAATACAGTCCGGGAGATGACGGATCTTCGGAAAGCCCAACACCACCAGCTCCGGCGTCGATCTTCGCCTCAGCGACACCGATACGGCCAGCTAGTTCCTGGTCTGCGGTTTGCCCTGCCCGGATCCATTCGTCAGCTTTTTGGGCGTTGGTGCTGATTGCGTTGTTGCCTTGTTTGAACAGGTCAGACCCGGCAGGTTTGATGAACCCCAATGGGGTGGTGTCAGCCACGCGGGCCTCCTAAAACAAAGGGGCCGACACCAACAAGGGTGCCGGCCCAATAATGGGGGGTGGGTTAGTTAGTGCGCTTCGGCTCAGCGCCAAGACCAAACCGAGTCAGCCACTCATTAACAAACGGCACAGCCATCACACGAGTAATAGCCGCACTAACCGCCAACGCAGTCAGGCCAGCACCAGTCGCACCCTCAGGGCTCTCATTCGTGACAGCCGTGTACAGGACAGGGGCAGCAGCCGCCGCGCCGCCAACAAACGCCAACGCAGTACGAACCGTAGCCCGCCACGGATACCGGGTCTGAGTCGTCTCAGAAACCGCTACATGATCACCCATCAGTTGCCTTCCTTGAGCGCGGCAACCTCAGCCTGCAACTCGCCAAGGACTCCAAGGATCTTGCCCGCATTGTGGTTATCCAGGCCGCTGATCGAGAACCCTCCAAGGATCGACTCGTTAGTGCCGTCGTTATTGAAGATCGCCTCATAAATGGCGTGAGTCTCCTTGAACATCTCAGAGACAGTAGGCCCGTCAGTGAAAGCCGGGGTGTTCAGGTACGTGTGCATATCAGTCATGAAATCTACTTCTTCCGTAACGGGGGTTGGGGTTACTTCGCCAGCAGGGCCAACAGACCCGCCGCCGCCAATCAGCTTGTTCGCCCGAGGACGCAGCACACCCTTAAGCGCACCCGTTCCTGCCTGGCTGTAATGCAACGTGTAATAGTGGGCGGGTTTCGCGGAGTAGTAGTTCCCGTCCACGAACTGCCACGGGTAAGCGAACCCGTCCTGCTGGATCACGTTGATAGTGGAGGCGTTAGGATCCGCGTACCACGTAACAGCGGTATGCCCCCACTGGTTCAGTGAGTCGCCGCCGTACACCAGCACATCAAACTGCCGGGGAACGAACCCGTGGTAATAGTCGATGCGCTCCCAATACTCATCAGGCGCAACATCCAACAGATCCTTAGCACCAACAACGCCACCAACACAGGTCTGCCATGGAACACCGAAGATGAACTCCCCGAAGTGGTCGATGGTGTCAACGCACTGGTTACCGTAGTGACCATCAGGGTTGAGGGGCTGACCGATAACGGACCCAGCCCAGTCATAGAGGATGCTCACGTTTGCTCCTTTTCATTCCGCTTCTTGGCGCTCAAGGTGTTCTTCGACAAGCGAGGGATCGAAGTGAGACATAAGAGACTTAGGGATACTCGGCATCGGCGGCTTAGACCCACCACGAGCCCACAACACCATCCGCTCAATGAAATTGATCGCCGTCGTGAAGCTTTTCTCCAAAACGCCGAACCGGGTTTCAAGGTCATCGTTCCGCTTCTCCAAATCCTCAATACGAGTGATGAGGTGTTGGGAGAACGTCACCGCCGTCTGTTCCTTGCTGACCTTCTTAGAAGACCGCGACGCAACAACAGACACCGTGACCGTCGCGCCCGCCGTGATCAGCAGGCCAAGGAGAGTTACAAGTTGGTCTGGTGTCATTGGGTCTTCCTAATGCAACGGTCGTGATCACCCTGCATGCCCGCGACAATCGCAACGGCCCCCGAGATCAACAAGAAAATAAACGTCGTGAACAGGCCCTGGATTGGTGCGCCGGCTAACACCCCGATGAGGTACAGGAACCCGAACGCCATAGGCGCGCCAGACAGGGCAGCGAAAGAGTACGAGTCTTTACCGCGTGCCCTGACACACCCGAAGAACGCAAGCACCGCAGCGATGATCCACACCAGCCCAAGCAGGTTCCCGTACTCACCAATCCAAGCGAGAGCCACCCGGCGTGCGGGTGACGCGTCCGCGAACAGGTACGAGTACCCGATGAACAGGTACACGGTCCCGAACAGGAGCTGGAATAGGCCGCGCCTGCCGTTGACTAGGCGTTGGGCGTTGAGTGTTTTGCGCATGGTGGTCCCCCGGTGGGCGTAGAGTTTGTGTCACCCATACGGGCGAGCCTCCTTCTTAGGCTTGGAACGTGTTGGGTAGTGTGGCCCCTTGCTGTGATGAGCTGGGGGCCACACGCTTAGGTGGTTAGGAGTTCCACGACATCATTGAGAGTGGGAACACGAGCGCACCAACGGATTGGGTGGGGACGTTCACGAGGAAGTAGATTTTGATCTGCCCAGCGGGTGTGACCCACACGTTCACTTGGTAGGCGTTCGTCAGGATCACGAACGGTTCCGAGTAGGTTTTGGGTGCGTACTCCACGGGGAACGTCGCCAACACATACTCAGTGTTCGCCAAATACGTGATGGGTACGTTGTTCGCCAACGCACCAGACAGCGACACGCGCCTGCCGATACGTGACACCGACGCGGGCCGCAGAGCGTCAAGGAACCACGTCCCCGCCTGCCTATAGTTACCCGAGAACGACAGCTCGACAGGGGCCTTAGGAAGCCACACAGTCCCATCCCAGATGTCGAACGGGTGCCCCTCAAGATCAAGACGCTGCACACGCAACCCCGTGTACTTCGGCAACGCGTTACGCTGCGCCTCAGACGAAACCCGGACAGCACCAGGAACCATGTTGAACGCATGAGCCATGTCATCAGTTGGGTTGTACGGGTCTGAGTTCGTAGGAACCTCAACACCGTTCGGAAGAGTCTGCACTAGGCGCTCCAATCAAGTTCGATTTGCCCAGCGAGTGGGTCTGTGAGTCGGCTTGTCCAGCCGGTGTACGGGTCGCCCGCGAAACTAATACCGCCACCAGCGGCAAGGGCCGATGCGATACCCGCGAAGGCGGGGTGTGCGCTGGATATGTTCACCCAAGACGGGCCCTGACCAGCCGTAACGCTGATATCGAAAGGGCCGGCGACGCGGGACACGTCACCACCGGGGCGGGCCTGCGAGGTGTGCGCGTAAAGGTGGACGGTGGCCGCGGAGTTGTAATTACCGACACGCAACCGCTGAGGGATGCGGAACCGGATAGCCGTGATCGTTTTCCCCTGCAAAGCGGGACGGGGAGCCCCATAAAAAAACGAGCCCGTCAGCGTGTAACCGCCCCACGAACCCGAATAAACATTCTCACCACCACTTGCCCAGCGACCCCAACCACCAACACCAAACGTGTCACTAGCTGTTGCCGTCAACACTTCAGTGCCAGTAGCAATAACCGGCGGCGGTGGGGGAGGCGGCGCAGGCGGAGGAACAGCAACCTCACCAATCACACCAAGAACAGTCGGCACACCCATCGTCCAAATAAGCTGTACCGGATCCAACACCGCATAATCAGCGACACTGCCGAGGTAACGCTTAGTCGCGTAAACCCCGCCATCATCACCAGCAAACAACAACTCATCCACACCAACAGCAGTGACCTGCCCAGTAGACGGACGAGGCTGCTCAGCAACACCAGACAGCACGATAGCCGAGGACTGACCCCGGCCCTCGTTCACAATCCCAACCAGGATGTTCGCGCCCTGAACAGCCTGCGTCGGATCCGCCCACCTAGCCCCAAGCGGGTTACCACCAACAACAGCCCACCAACGCGAACCGTCATACCAGGCAGTACCAAGCTTCAACGAAAACCCATTAGGGGACATCGCAGCAAGCGTATGATCCAAGCCCATGCGCGCCTCCTTTAAGGTAGATCGTCCCAAGACATGACAGGACCGGCACCCCAAGTAGAAGGCATCCGATCCCAAGTAAGCGGCGGCAAATTCCCGGTCAAGTGTTGCGCCCAGTCAGTGCGTTCCAGCGCGGCGATCACGTCACCATAAGCGCACACCACATTGAGCGAGGTGGGGCCGGGAACGGTCGTGCCCGAACGTTTAATAGACGTGATCTCACCCGGTATCCAAGCGATACGACCAGCGAACGGGCAACCAACCTCGATACGGTCACCAGCCTGCAACTCAGGACGCGGCACACACTCAACGTTCAGTTCCAACGCGAGAGAGGCCAAGAACTTATCCCTAAGCTCGATGGCGTAAAGGACAGCAGCCGCAGTGGTTGTGATCATCTCAGAGCTGTAAAAGGTAGGGACACGACCGTGCGGGCCACCATACTTCAACGGCCCCGAATCAATCGACACGGCAGCCCTTACCGGGTTACCGGAGCCTTCTTCCTTACCCTCAACAACCCACCGGTTATATAACCCATCAAACGACTGCTTACGCTGCACACGCACAAGACCCTCACTGGGTCCTACGCGCCACACAGGTTCAGCAGCCCGCGGGTACAAGTGGCACTCGCCATCACCGCCCATGCGATACCTCGCCGAGACCCTGCCCAGTAGATCCTGCACAGCCTCAAGCCGCTCACGATCAAACACCAACTGCCGCGACACCGAAACATCACCAACACCAGGATCCACAACCACCGGGAAATACGGGGTCAACAACCGCTTGGCCTCGCTGATCACAGTCGCACCGGAACCCGGAGACTCAGGCGCCTCAAACCGGTCACGATCAGGCTCAACCGTTAGATCAACAGCCTCAAGCCGGACCACCGAACGGGTGATAAACACGGGTCGCTTATGCGGTTCAAGTAACCCGTCAGGTTCCTCGTACCCATACTCGTCAACGACCCGCGACTCGGTAACCTCATCAGGTTCATTTGACGTGACCCGGTACATCCCATAGTTCACCGCACCGGCACCGCCCACACGGTAAATGATCTGCAACCGTGCACCAGTGACCGCCAACGGGTCATCCAACCGCCAAGCCCCCAACGTGCCGTCAGGATCCGCAACAGTCAGGGACACCTTCTGCCCGACCTTCACGTTATCCCCGGCCTGATCATCAGCGCCCCAACTAATGACCTCCAACGGTTCAGCAACCACCAACGAATCACCACGCCAAGCCCACACCGTCAACGAATCAGCCGGCCTAGAACCCTCCAACGCATCCAACGACAACTCATCAATCAGACGCAAGGGGTTCTCCTATTAAATGAGAGGCAACACTGTTAAAATTGGGACATGCAGATAAATGGTGAGGTGCTGGAAGCTGCGGCTAAAGCTGCTTATGTCGGTTACAACTCTGATGCCCCAGACTTTGATGCCGCTGCTGCATGGGATGACATGAGTGGCACCGATGACTGGGAACAACAAGTCTGGGAAACCGTGGCCCGCGCCACTCTTGAAGCTGCCGCGCCATCGATCGCCGCGCAAGCATGGGACGAAGGACGTGCGGCTGGTTCCGAAAGCATCCGGAAACCCAACCCTCATAGGATCAGCGAATGAACATCGGAACCTTTGCAGTGATATCCGCCGCATATCCGGGACTCGTGAACGCGCAGGCCAAGATGGAGGACCTGTACGCCCGAGCCTCCGCATTGGGTCTCGACAAAGAAATCGTGCGTGAACTTATAGCAACCGAACAGCGCCGCACTGAAACATCGCTCAACCCATTCAACTGGGAAAAAGTCAGCAACCAAATTGACAGTAGAGCCGGAATCTTCGGCTAGGTTGCACGCCTAACCAAGCGGACGTTTCAAATCGTACAAATACGTAGGCGACTCACCCGCAGCAGCAGCCGAAGCAACCACCGCATCCAACTTCGCCTGATACGTCGAAAACAACAACGCAACGTCGCCATACGTGAACTCAGCCGTCAACACACGAATCGTCGGGGCAGCAACCACATCGGACTGCAAATCCCACCACGTCAGATTCCCGCCCCAAGTCACATCCACCGGCAACTGCTTAGCCACAGGATTAGCCAGGAACAACGTCCCGTTCAGTTCAAGGTCACCCCAACTAGGGAGCGGCTTAAACAACAACTGCCCCGTAGACCGGAGCAACTTCTTCAACTTCGCGTTTTCCTCAGCCGACCTCGCGGCAAGTGAAGTATCCAAGCCAGACTCAGCCATCCGCTGACCAAACAACGCCAACGGCTTATCAGAGCCCATGATCTCGAACACCTGAACATTCGCCCGATACTCAAGCTGAGAAAGAGCCGGCGACTTAAGGTAAACGTCACCATCACTATTCCGTGTAGCAACCACCGGCACCGCAGTCTGCGGCACCAAAGGATCCATCAACACACCAGCAACAGACGGAATAGTCAGTGGATCCGCAACAGTGCGAGACGCACCACCAGGGCCACTAATAACCTCAACCTCATACGTCACCGGACGACCCAGAGGCGCATCAAAATCAACCACATACGACGCATCATTCATCGTCACGCGACGGTAACCGCGGACAGGTGAACGCTCCCCATCCGCAGACCGCCACACAGACACAACCGACACGCCAATACCAAGGCCCGTAATCGTCAAACCAGCACGATCACAAGGCGCAGACATGACCGCCTCAACCGTCACAGCAACCATCAGCCCGCCCTCATAAACCTAGTAGCCGAATCAGCCGAACCAATCTCAGACCGTGCAACGTTCGTAGCGATCCCACGGAAAGTACCCAACACCTCACCCGAATCCATGACCAACGTTCCAGTCATCTGCATCGGGCCCGAGCTACCACCAACAGCAGCCGGCGCGTAACCAAGCTGAGCCGCTGAATACTCCTTGAACTTCGGCAACGTCCCGTTGTGGATCATTTGCAGCTCAGTGTCATACTCGTCACTGCGCTTACCGTTCGTGACCCACTCCTGGCCCTGCAAAGCAATCGGCCTGCCACCATTCACATAGCCGATCAGGTTGTCCTTAGTCATGTCCGAAGGCCGCGCATAAGGCAACCTCCCACCAGACCAGAACCCCAAAATGTCAGCCACACGACCACCCGTCGCGCCACCAGCAATCTGAGGGCCACCAAGAGTGCCGGCACCATTCGAAGACTCGTAGTTCTTCTGGATCCGCTCGATGGTCGTGATCGTGATAGTTGACTGGGTGCCATCCAAAGCCGCAGCTTTAGCCCTCACAGCATCCAAACGGGCCGAAGCCTGATCATTCACCCAAGTATCAATCGGGACATCCTTCGGAATGCCCAACGCCTTACGCGCCAACGCATCCGCGGCATTCCCGGTGATACCAAACTGACCGGCCGCAGCAACCAAGTCGTTATAGCTAGTCCGCAAAGCAGACTGCAAACCAGCCTGAGCAGCAGTAGAACCCTCAGTCGCAAGAGTCTCCGCAGCGGTCGCCGTCATCGCAGCCATAGCAGCAGAAGCGACACCATTAAACGCCGTCTGATTAGCGCGGCCCTGCTCAGTGTTGATATCCAGGGTCGTGCCATTCGCCTTCACGGACTCAGTAACCGCATCAATAGCCGCCTGATAACTAACCGCAGCATTAGACGCAGACAAAGACAGCAGACCAGCGTTGAACAACGACTGAGTCCACTTCTCAATGTCAGTTACCGAACCATCAGCGGCAAGCCCAACATCCTCAAGGGCCTTCGCCAAGTCCTCAGCAGACGGCTTAGCCGCAGCCGCCGCTGCACCAGCACCACTCAGGGCCCCAGCAGCGGAGCCGCCAGAAGCGGCAAGGTTCTTGCTTTCAGCATCAGCTTTCTGCAACGCATCGGCATACTCCGGGAACTTCTTCTTGAGATCATCAACGCTGATACCCAGCTCACCGCTGCGCTCTTTCAACCGGTCAAAGATCTTGGCTGCGTCAGAGGCGCTACCGCCCGAAACGAGGCTAGCCATCTGCTCATCAATGCGCTTGAATGAATCCCCCAAGATCTGGCTGGAACCCTTAACCCCAGTCATGGAGTTAATCAGGCCCTCACCCCAGTCGTTAAACTGCCGCCCAGCATCAGGCTGGAACGTGCGCTTCAACGCCGAATCCAAGTCATTCACATTGTTGATCAGATCCTTGCCCTCCTTATTCTTGAACAAGGAGTCAAGACCAGAAGCAGCATCCGGCGAGTTCCGCGCCACGTCAGACAAAACGTTAGCAACACGACCCATGCCCGTATCAATCTTCGACATGTAATCAGACTCAGCCAGCTTCGCTAAGACCAAAGTCAAAGTGCCAATCGCCATAGCAGCGCCAGCACCCTTGCCCACACCCTCAAGAACTGAACGGGCCTTACCACCAGAAGGCGCCAACTTATCGAACGCCATCTTGGCCTCAAGAACCTTGGGAGTCAGATTCAGGAACGCGCCTGCACCCAACGCAGCAACGCCAACGATTCCCGTAATTGACGCACCAGCAGACAGCACAGGCCCAGGGATCTGCCCAATCCAATCAACAGCGTCCTCAGCACCCTGAGCCAAACCACGCAAGAACTCATTCGCACCAGACCCAGACTTAAGAAACACCGAGTCCATAGACCCGCCAAGCTTCTCAATATCCCCAGCCAGGTTGTCCTGCTTGATGGCGGCAGTCTCAGCCGCATACCCGGCATCGTTAACAGCAGCTTCCCACTTGTTAATACCAGCCGCGCCCTGCTCGTACAGGACGTTCGCGGCACGTACAGCATCAGAACCAAACAACGTTTTGAGGGTGGCGTTACGCTGCTCATCAGACATGTCCTTGAGCGCGTTCTGCAAAATACCCGCATACTCAGACATGCCAACGAACTTGCCCTGAGCGTCATAAGCCGAGATGCCCAACTCGTTCATCAATGTGGCCGCAGCCGCAGAGTTCGGGTTCAGGCTCATCAGCATCGTCTTGAACGACGTGCCAGCATCCGAACCAGTCAAACCCGCAGAAGCAAACGCCGCCAGCGAACCAGTGGTTTCCTCAATCGTCAGACCCGTGGACGCAGCCACCAGACCTGACTGATTCAACGCAGCGCCAAGGTCACTAACGGAACCCTGAGCCTTACCAGCACCAGCAGCCAGCAAATCCGCCAAGTGAGGGATTTTATCGCCAGACAGTTTGAACTGGGTCAACGCCGAAGCTGATATTTCCGCAGCCTCAGCAACACCCAAAGAACCAGCAGCAGCCAAATCAAGCGAACCCTTAAGCCCGCCACCCATGATGTCCTTAGTAGAAACACCAGCCTTCGCCAATTCCTCAATACCCTGAGCAGCCTCAACCGCCGAAAACGCCGTATCAGCGCCAGCCTTCACAGCAGCATCACGCAACTGCGCCATATCACCAGCAGTCGCATGAGTTGCGGCGCGCACGGACGACATCTGCTTATCAAAATCCGCGTAGGACTTGATAGCCAAACCCACGCCGGCGACCATTGTCGCGCCGGCCCCGGCGACGATCATGCCTGAGCGTTCCCAGGCATCACTGTTCTGGGTGGCGTGGGTTGCGATTTTCTGGAAGCTTGAGCTTGTCAGTCTCGCGGCATCGTCAGCGGCCTTGCCCGCAAGGTAGGCCTCTTTGGAAAAGTTCTGAAGCCCGTGTGCAGCGGCCTGTTGAGAAGTGACAGATTTGCCGTAAACATCAACGAGCTGGCCGGTCTTGTCATACTGCAACCCAACGGCCTTGGCGGCGTCTTGGTGCGCCTTAGCGGTCTTGGCGAGTTCATCGGCGTTCTTCTGGGCAGCCTTGCCAGCTTCTTCGGAGGCCTTCTTGACCTTCTCGGTTGCCGCGGCGGCTTCTTCCATCCCCTTCTTGAAATTGAGGATTTCAGCGATGAACCGAACCCGCACGTTTCTTTCCGCCACGGAAACCTCCAATATTTAGTTACACAGGGATGCGCGCCCCCTTGCTGATGTTGCAAGAAAGGTGAGCGCTTTTGATGTTTTCGTACGTATGGGCGCCGCCCCTAGCAAGAGGAATCACATGGTCCATGCTGGCGCTCAGAGGAGCCGGCCATTTCTCGGCAGCAGGTATATTGTCACCGCATAGATAGCAGATCCAGTGGTCTCGCTCCAAGACAACATCCCGGTTCACAGACTCGTAGGCATTGGCGCGCTTGTTTGCGCGCCGGATGTGACCAATATCTGATAGGCAGGATGAGCAGTAGATATTTCGCCCACCAGAAATTTTGGTGGAGACGCCAAAGGACTCTAGAGGCAAATCTTTAAAACACCGCGAGCACATACGCTTGCCGGCGATCACGTCACTTGGGAGCCTCAGCGGTAATCCAGCCCGGACCCTCAGATAGTGGCGCTGACACATCATTTTCCCATAGTGCTTTCGTGAGCAGCCTTCGACGCTGCAAAGCTTTTTCTCTTTGACAGGATCTGCTGGGGTGCCAGTTCGACGCAACCTAGCGGCATGAGTGACGCAAAGGCCCTTGGTGTGAACGAATGATCCGCAGCTTGGGGCCGTGCACACCTGCTTACCCTCGGGCTTGAACCGAAACAGGGGGTCGCCGTGGATGCGAAATCTCAGGTAGTGCTTATTGCAGAAGCCCTTGCAACGCTCGCGCGTATCGCATCCGTCAACTGAGCATGTAGAATTGGGCATATCAGCACTCCTCGAAAGTGTTGGTCGCGCCCCCGGATTGTTACCAGCAATCGCGGGGGTTTCTTATACCAATTCTACCGTACTCATGCGACAATTACTGAATGACTCAGGCCACGAAAGCGAATAAACGCAAAGCAGCGAACACAATGAAAGTCGGCGCCGCGATGCTTGTAATGGGCGTTGCCGTAGCACTCATCAGTGCAGGAGAAAACGGAAACCCAGGACTGAACGGGTTCTCAGCGTTCGTAGCTTTCGCCGGCCTAATCGTCCTGATCATCGGCGCGGGAAAATGGCGGGAACGTCCTGCGAGTAATTAACTCGTCGTCAATCTCGACCGCATAAAAACGCTGTCCGGGTTCCGCTTTGAAACCCTTCTGCCCGGTGTGTTCCTCAACCGCGGCCTGCCGGTGACAAGTAGTGTCCTGCACCTCATACAACCCAGCGTTGGCCTCGTTGCGGCACTCAGCCCGGTTACCACCACACACGTCACAGAGACCGTCAAGGTACAGCGTGTACGCGTACTCAAGCAACCGGTCCTTACGATCAGGCAGGGCCCCAAGATAATCGGACGGTGAACGTCGGAAACGCTCACTAGTTTTCAGTGCCGCTACTACTCGTCCCCATCGCCCCGTGTGGAGGACTTCGGCAAAAAATCGGCGCTCACAACAGGCACCTCATTGCACGCAGACATATACGCGGCAAGGATCAACTTGAACTGCGCCTGCCCCAAAACCTTCTCAAGCTTCTCAACCTGCTCAGGCGTAACCTTCGGCTCAAGGAAAGCATCGGCCAGTATCAGATTCCCGAGACTCTGCGCGTTGCCCTTATGCTCCTCAGCGAATACGCGCTTCTCATCGTCATCATGGCCCTTGACCCGGATCGTCAACGCCGAATTGTGGAACTGCTCAGCCAACTTCGCGTACTCGGCGCGGAGCTTCTGAGCCCCACCAGCCATCGACGGCCCATCAACCTCATCCTCACCATCAGAATGCTCAATACGCACAGCCAAGGCGTCAAGGTCAGCGATCAAACCAGCCTTCTGATAAACCGTCACAGAACGCTGCGGACGGTCAGCACCATCCAACCAAGCATCAAAATCAAAATCCTGCGGGGTGCTTGTGCTCATTCTTCGTCCTCCACCGGGATGTAGACAGTGTGCTTCAGGAACGTCTCGCCTATCTGGTCAGCTTCCTTAGCCCCGCGCTCGTTGATGTAGAACACGGTGGCGTATATGCCGTTTGCCCGGAAAGACAACTCAGTGATGGCGTGCGGATCAATGCCTGTCGCCGCAATCAGCGAGGTGTAAGCGTCCCGAGTTATCGACTCAGGGACGCCAGGAATGGTCTTACTCATGGTTTAGGCTCCATTAGTTTGTGGGTAGGCTCATTTGGTAGGTTGGCGGCGCGGAGCCTAAACACACGCCGCCAACCGGTCTAACTAAGCGCCCGCAGCAACAACAATGTTGTCGTACATGCGCTGAGGCTCCATCGGAATACGACGCTTCACGAAGCCGCTCCCATCAGTGCGCTGCGGGGTGTCAGTTACAACAGACCCGCCGAGATAAATCTCGTCCGCAGCTTCCCACAGCTCGGTGGAGTCCTTGTCAGACTCGCGTGCATAACCGTAGACCTCTGAGCCCTTTTCCAAGAGAGCAGCCCACCCAGTCTCAGCAGCAGTATCCGGGCCACCAGCCGTAGCGTACTTACGCCAGAGCGTGATGCCCGCGGAGTAATTGCCCGCACCGATAGCGTTCGAATTGCCCTTGTCACAGAGGGCCTTCTCAGCGATCTTGTCAGAGTCGGTGGCCGTCCACGTGAAATCGGACGTCAGAATGTCACACGACAAATCAATGCCAGCGTTCAACTCCGTCGCAGTCGGTGCAGCCGGATTCACCGGCTTAGTAACGAGGATGGTGAACTTAGTCTTACCATCAGCAAGAACACGAGCCATTACTTGGCCTCTCCTTCAGTTTCCGGCGAGGCCGGCGTTTTCGATTCCCGCGCCTTCTGGCTGGGAGTCATAGCAAGATCATTGAAAGGGGCATCTTTACGTTCAAGCCACGCAGCAGGAACAACCTGCTTAGCCCCAGTAGTTTTCGAATAGGCATCAACGAGCTTCGTCATTGACCTGCCCCTTTCAGAGTTTGTTCGAGACAAGCAAGAACTCGTCAACAGCAAAAATAGGGTGGCCGATGTTCGGGATAGTGACATCGAAATCGGTTTGCGCGTCCATCAGAACGGACTGCCGCAACTTCGACGGCGCCCAACCAGCAACCACAGGGGTTTTACGGTTCAATGCGGCACGAACCTTCGCAGCCACAATCCCCAAAGCGTCACCAGTCAAGCCCGCATACGTCGCACGGACCCGCAGCGTCAACACATCAGGGACATCACAGAGCGAATCACCATCAGGGCCACCGCTCGACTCATCGCCAAGGTCACCCCACAAACACACGTAAGGGAACACCGGGGACGCGGGAACCGACCACATGTAAACCGTCAGCCCAGTCACGGGCAGGAGCGCCTTCACAGCGGCGTAATGCTCCCGGATCACAGAAGCCCCTCCGTCACCTGAAACGCGAACTCATAAAAGTTGGGGGCCTCTTCAAGCATGGCGTCTTCCGGGTTACGGAGAGTGCCACCACCAGGGCGAGACGTACCAAAATACGCGATACCAGCCAACGAAGCCGCGCCACCACCAGCCGGCCCAACCTCAGCCTCAATAACCCCATCGCCACCAAACGAATGAACCTTCAGGTCATAACTGATCGTCCGCGCCAACTGCTTAAAGTGCTTAGACCCCGAGGCGTCCTTACGCATCAGGTTCTTGGTGTTCACCGCAGACTTACTAACGACCCCTTTGAGCTTCGGCACCATCGCAGCAGGAATAGCCCGGAACGACTTCGCCAACCCATCCAGGCCAGAAGTATCAACACTCACGCCGTCACTTCCTCAACCCGTGTGCGCTGCGCAGTCGCCCCCGTCTTATGGAAAGGCTCAGTCACCCGAAACACCCGCCCAACAAGCTGAGGATCCAACACAGCACCGATGATCGTCACTACGTCATCGACCTCGAACACGCCCGCGCTAGTTGGCGTATCCCACCGCGTATCCTGCACCGTGTACTGATGACCACCAGCCTCCGGATTGCTTGACTGGGCTAGTGTCTGCTGAATCTTGCACGGACCCGTATACAACAGAGTCAGACCCGCCGTTACGTTGCCATCCGCATCCGTCACCGGATCACCAGGACGATGCACCGTACACGTATCCAACATCAGGGCTTGAGCGGCTTCCCGGCCACGCCCAACAAGATCAACGAAACTCATGATCCACCCAGCACAATCTCAAAGGCGCCCGGAGAATCAGCCACAACCCCAAGCCACGAAAGCTCAAGATCGGAGATGTACATCTCACCGGTGGACAAGGTGTTATCCCTCGTGCCGCCACTCTCCGTGTAGTCGTCAATACTCAGACCAGGCGCGATCCGCCAGCCGTCAGGGTTCTTCAAAACCCGACGGCTCATGCGAGCTACAACAAGCCGCACCAGCCCCTCATCCTTAGAATCAAGATCAGGTACAAGCGCAGCCAGCAGTACGCCAGCCTCAGTGATCAAACCCCCAGCAGCCGTAACCTCGGCAGCAGTGAGGGGACGCCACCCCGCGGCAACATCATCAGGAGTCACAACAACAGCCATAACGTCCCCTCCCTAACTACTCAGGCTTTACAGCAAGGCCCGGCACCACATCAGTGGCATCGGTGGAAACCAGACCAAGTTCCTCAAGGCGGGCAATCTCTTCATCAGAGACACCCTCGGGAACCACAGAGCCCCGGTACAGGTACTTGACCTTGCAGTCAGTGCCCTTGACAATCGCAAGAGCACCAACGACGGTGTAGGACTTCTTAGAGTCCTTAGAATCATTACGAACAGCCATCTCGGGCCCTCCTAGATGCCGGTGATGCGGATAGCAGCGTTCGGCTCGTTGATGTACGGAACACATACAGCACGGGCACGCAGACGCCACTGATCGTTGTCATCGTCACGCATGGACTTCGACTCAAGGATGCCGTCAACCTTGTCGTAGTTGCCGCCAAGATCCTCAGTGGCGATACCGCCGAGCTGAGCAGAGTCCAGAACCCACGCGCCGGAAGCTGGCAGGTTCGGGGTACGCATGATACGCAGGCCCGCAATCAGCTCGAAGTTGCCCGTGGTGACAGCGTTCGACTGGGTCTCGCGCGCGATGGCGTTGATGAGCACCTGATCAGATGCGAGCAGCGCCCATGAGGCGTCATTGACGATCAGCGTGTCAGCCTCGTAGCCCTGGTTCAGGGCTGACAGGGAAGCCTTAGCGGTGAGGATGTCCCGAAGGATCTGCACACCGGAAGCCGCGCCCCAAGCGGCAGCAGCAGCCTGGGACTGGGTGACCTGAGAGGCAATAGCAGCCAGGGCAACCGTGTCAACGTTCTTCGCCGCGGTATTGATGAGCTTGAGCAGGGCCTTGTCAACAGCGGACATGGCCTTGCGCTTAGCAGCCTCATCCGTGACGAAAGTATCCTGACCCCACTTGACCGTCTTGGCAAGCTGGGCAGTCCCATCACCAACAGTCGTGATGGGGTACTCTCCACCGGGAGACACGGCCTCAACGGCACGGTCAGTGAAGAGCCCTTCGTTCTGTTCGAAGGAAATAGCGCCACCGGAAACAGTCTCACGACCGGTCAGGATGGAAGTAGCGATAAGACGCTGCTCCGCGAGAGTCCGCATACGGCGAGCAACAAGGCTCGGCGTGTTGAGGAACCGCGAAACGGTCATGTAATCGCCGGCAATAGTGGGCGAAGCGGGAGGGAATGCGTTAGGCATAGTCTATTTCTCTTCTCAGCGCTCGAACTTAACGCGGACCTTGGCGCCGTTAGCGGCAGTCGTCAAAGCGACACCAACCACAGCGCGGGTGCCGGTGACATCGCCGGCAGTCGGGGTAGTAACAGCAGCCAGGGTAGAAACAGCGCCCGAAGCAGCAGCAACAACAAGATCGCCCGCGGTGACCGCACCAGAAGCAGTGAGCTCCTGAACGCCCGACGCGTAAACCGTCACCGAATCGCCGGACACAGCGTCAAACGCTGCAACCCCGAGCCAGTTCAGAGCATTAGCGCCCGCGGTAGCAACAGTGCCGTTGCCAGAAACGGCGACAAGAACGCCGCCGGTGATAGTAGCGGAAGCCGTAGCAACAAGAGCGTCACCAGGCGTCCGGATAGGCAGGTATTCAGCCATCAGATTTAGGCCTTTCCATAAATGGACTCAAAGAATTGGTCATCTTCCGAAAGAGCACTTGTCCGGGCACCTTGCGATGCATCAGGCGCGGGCTTCTTCGGTTTGTTCAGATCAGCGAGAATTTCAGCGGCATCCGCACGCAATTCATCCTCAGTGTCGCCTTGGAGGCGCCCCACCCACTTAGCAGGCAAGCCAAGCTCCAACGCGATATCAGCGCGGACCTTCGCGGAACGAAGCTTCTCAAGCTCGATCTTGGCCTCATCAGCATCACGCTTGGCCTTATCGATCTCTGAGAGCTGCGCGTCCTCACGTTCTTTCTCCTTGAGGCGCAGCCGTTCCGCTTCCTTATTTGCCTTAGCAAGAGCGGCACGGATCCGGGCGACTTCCTCAGGGCTTGTGCCCTCAGTTGCCGCGGTTTCCGTGGTGGTTGATTCGGTGACCGCTTCAGTCGCCTCGGGGGCTTCCTCGACAGTCTCGGTGGTGGTGGTATCGTCAGCCATCACGGCCTCCTGATCTGATCGTTTTGTTGTTCCTTGTCCATCCCGGAAAGGAAAGCGGGCTGGCAGGAATCGAACCTGCGTGAACCATTCAGCCCTTCGGCCTAGTAGCCGAGAATGTGTTTTCGGTACTCGCGTTCAACGCGGGCAGCGACTTCGGGTGTTACTTTCGCGTTCTTCCCGTTCGTGAACGGGTTACGTCCAGCACGGACCGCATCCCAGTTAGCCTGAGCATCAAAAACCCGTCGTTCGGCAGCAGTCATAGTCGCCCGCACCTTGGGATCACGGATCCCAATCTCACGAGCCCTAAGAACAGCTTCTCGGGCGCCGACACGTGTCCCGCCACGCCCGAGCTGTCCGAACCCCTCAGCCTGGCCACGGATAACGCCAGTAGGATCCTGACCGCCAGGCAAAATGTACCCATACCGTTCAAGCTCTTTCAGTGCCGCCTCACGACTTAAGCCCTTGCCATAAATGGCCTCAGGAGTCAGGCGAGGACCATTCCGCCCGAAATTACCCCGCTTAGAAGTACCCTCAGACGTTGCAAGACCGCCCGGCTTCAGCCCACGCCGGCTATTCACAACCTGGAAGATGTCACCGCCATCACGGATCGCCTGAGCGCCCGACTTCGTATAGTTCTTGTCCTGCTCAGCGGGAGAGAGAGACTTGAAATACTCATAAGGATCATGAATCAAACCCTCAGTCTCAGCCGCAGCCTGAGAAGTAGTCTGCACGTGCACGCAATCGCACTTCGGATGACGGTTGAAACCGTTGTTCCAGCGATAAATCCGGCCAGCAAGAATCGAACACCGAGAGCAAGACGGCGGATTCAACATCCGCACATACCCAACATTCCGGCGAGTAGCAGCATCGACACCCGCCGCAGCGCGGCCAGCATCCGCAACCTGAGTCCGGACCAGCGTCGTCAAGTACTTACCGCCTGACTTCAAAGCTTGGCTTGGTGCCATCCCGCCGGAAATCAGAGTCTTCACATGTGGGGCGGGGCCCCACAGAAGTCCCTCAAGAGTGCGACCATCAGAAGCCCTACCCGCGAAACCTGACGGGTCCACGAAGAACTCCGGGGCCTCATACAGGCCTTGATCAGCAAGCGTCATGGCCCCATACGAAGCGCCTGCCGCCGCAGCCTTACCTTGAACGTCCGTGAGCGCTGGCACCAACAAAGGAACCTGCGCCGCCCACGAACCATCCAACGAGGACAAGCTAACCTCAGACCACAAGTCAGCAGCCTGCAACACAACCAACGCTTGGAACCGCTGCATCGCCTTGTAATGCTTCACAGCAGCATCCGGAACCATAACTACTCCCCGTTAACAGCCCTGGCTAGGTTCGCGATGTCCGGGTTTGAACGAGCACGAGCATCCATCTCAAGCATCCGTTCACGCTGCTCCGGGCTGTAACCCAGATCCTCACGAACCTGCTCAACAGGAACAATCGGACGATCACCAGAAGCCAACTTGACCGCAGCATCAGCAACAGCAGCACGAGTCGGGGTAGAAGGATCACGCCAGATGGTTTCCAAAGACTTAGCGCCTTCATCCCACACGCCATTCTTGAACCGAAGCACAAGACGCTGCGCGTCCTCCCAAGAACCACCCAAATACGTATGCTTCCGCTCAGCACGCTTCACGAGCTGAGCCTCAGACGCCTTACGCGCCTCAGCGGACGGCGGATTATCCCCACCAAAACCCATATAGTCAGGCGGCAAAGCTAAAAGCTGAGTAGACAACTGCGCCAGGATCTTGATCGAGTTATGGAACACCGCAAGATCAGACTCTTGGAACTGCCCCATTTTCGTGTCTTTGTTCTCGCTGGCCCACAACCTGCCAGCGTCACGCGACCAAACTCCGATAGGGTTGCCGCTCTTATCAACAAAGTCCTTCTCAGAAAGACCCACAACCCAGCGTCGCGGCATCGCATGATACTCAGCCGAAATCATCATGTCCGTAGCCATCTTGTTCGCTGCGTCCGCAACCGGAATCACATCATGGAACTCAGATATGCCATCAGGTCGCAGCAAGCGAGGCTTGTTGACCAAAGGGACAACCGGGACAGCGCCCAGCTCGTGTTCATCAGCGGGGCCAGTAGACCACCACTCACTCTTATAGAACGCAAAAGACTCAGTGGAGTTTGGCAGATACAGCGTCGCGCGCTGCACCACATCCGCGCCCTCGCCCTCCTGCCAGCGCTTAATAGCGGCTGACACGCGACGAGTCCGCGGATCCCGCTCCGCAAACACTTGGAACGGCGACTCAACAGACACAATCGGGTCCGCGCCATCGTCATCGCCGCTGCCAACGATCACGTACGACCTACCAAGCGCCAAAGCGTCAAGATGCGCTTGCTGGGACTGCTCGTCAAGGTCATTGGCCTGCCAGATGCGCCAAAGCTCTTCATCGCTGGACGACTGGCCTCGGTAACGGAACCCCTCAACATCCAACCGGTTTTCGTAAGCCTCAGCACCGAGCCGCAACCAGTTCAAAACCAACTGCGAAACCCGGTCACCAAGCTCAGCCTGCATAGCTTTCGCCATGTACTTCAAAGGCTGCTCACCCTCAAAGTACTTGTCATACCGGTCCAACGTAGGAATGGCCTGGGCAAGCTTCACATCCAGCCGAGAAAGGGCCTTAGGAACAACAGCCATCAGGCCCTCCATCGTCTAGGAAACAACTATTCGCCGTCGTGGCGGTTCAACAGCCCAGCCCGCTTTCAAAGCGTCTGAAACTGCCGCGTGAGCAAGGATCTTCGACATGGTTACGTCGATCTTTTGATGGTTCGTAGGCTTATCCAGGACGTATTTCTGTCCCGGCTTGGCCTTTTTCTTCGCATTAGCGACGTGAACCGCAGCAACAGGGCACCCATCATGAGTGATGCGACCCTGCGCCAGGTCAATCTCAAAACGCTTAATCTCGGAGTACATCCGGTCAATTTTGTTAGTTGGCCACTCAAAAACGCGATCTTCACCGTATTCCAGCGACCAGTCACCAATTTCCGTGTACCAACCATGCGGATCCGCATACATGCGCTTTACCCGGAAGGTTGTAAACACCTCATCGACGGCAGCATGAACTTCACTGCGCGGAATCTCCCCGCCCCACTCAGCCGGATCCCAGATCGCCGGGCGTCTATCCGGTCCATACCGTGGAGTGAACGACAAACCAGTAATCGTTTCACACTGCAACGCGGTCCAGTCGTCATTCTCCGAACCGTCCATGCCAATGCAAACCTGCGTACCCTTCTCAGGATTCGGTAGCCACAACATTTCCGGCATAAGCACCATCCCAAACGCCATCCTTGAGCCACGTACCAAGACCATGCACGATGCGGTTACCGTAGAAACGCTCAGCCTGCGCAGGGTCCGTTTCCATCAGCTCCGCAGCCTCAGCCTCAATCGCCGCCAAATCAACCCACGGCGAACCCGAGTAAACATACTTGTGGATCTTGTGACGCTCAACCTTGTTCTTATAGCTCCACTCGGCAGGCGGCTTGCGGTAAAACCGGTAAATGTCAGTGCTTTTAGACTCGTAAGTGCGCTGCGCTGCCGAGTTCTCAGCCGGGTCCCAAGGGTTAGTCCACTCAATCGAGCGCCCACCCATACCAGCGAGGCCACGACGCATGGTCTCAGCGACGCGGACCATCTTGTTTTGAACCGTGTAAATACCCGACTCATCAAAGTTCGCGAAGTTAATCGGGTTACCGAGCCTGGACTGCGCCGAACTAGTAACCGCCTCGATTTTCCCGTCATTCGGCAGGCGAACGAACTGCTCGCCCGTCTTCATGAACGCATCCAAAGGACCAGAGCGAACCATCGACTGCAAAGGCCGGTAAACGTTGTCTACCTGTTCCTCAGACGTAGCCACCAACTGAATCAGGCTCGTTTTACGCGGGATCCCCATCGCGTCACCAGGCTCATACTCAAACCAGAAGTCACAGTCGCAGCCGTTAGCATGGCAAGAATAAACCTCGCCACCCTCAGCCCAGCCCCCAAAAACGATAGGGCCGGCAGCCTCAAGCAACGTAACCGCCGCAGCAAGCGGGCCCTTGCCCGTCTTCTGCGGGGCGACAACCTGCGAGCGCCTGTACGTGAAAGCAGGCGCCAACACTGGCCTCTCAGGCACCCATTTAGCGGACTGCTTAACGCGGTAGTGATTAGCAATGATCTGCAGCTGCCAATCAGACGGAACAAAAGGAGTTCCCTTGTCAAACCCATCCGGAACAGAACAATGAGCTTCTATCCAGTCCGCGCCGAGAAACCCTAGAGTCTGGCTCGACGGGAAATTAATGCTGAAATCATCCGCCATTCCCCACAACCTTTAGCCGGGCACGAGACGAAGACTTTCGCTTGCCACTCGGCGCGTCAACCTTCACGGGCTCGCTAGCTGGCATCTGCCAACGCAAACGATTCAGCCCGGCAGTAGACAGACCCAGCAATTCTTGGTGCTGCTTCACAAGGGTTCGAACCGCCGCCTTAGCCTCTGGAAGTTCAGCCTCAGCCATGTAGCGGCAATACAGCGCAACCTCATCCTCAAGACCCAGCCGCAACCACTCAGAAGCCTGCGGACGCTTCCACAGCCGCTCCCAAATAGCCAACTCCCGGTGGCCAAGCAACTCATTCTCAGTCAAAGGCCAAGAGGGCGCCTCACCTTCGAAAGGAGCCAACACCGTCCAAGTCGCAGAATCTCCAGAGCGGTCACGCCTCAAAGCATTCGGATCAGCAACACGGCCAGCATTCCCCCTAGCTCCACCAGAGCTCATAGGAAACACCACCAATCAGTTGTTGAGGACCACTCTCAAAAGGCTTTGATTCTGGAAAACCTCCGAGGCACCTCACCAGCGGTGTCGCTTAGTGGGGGTGGGGGAGAGGTTAGCCCCCTGGTATATCAGGCCGCGAGGGCAAGTGCTTTTCGATGTGAAACGCCTTTTGCTTCTCCGAGTGTCAAGTGTTTGAACCTTGGGTCATTGAAGGGTAACGAGTAGCGAAGGGCTGGCTTGCCGAGCCTGGCTCGCTCGTCTGCCCACTCGGCTAGTGTCTGGTCGCCCTTGTCTCCGTTGCATTGGCGACAGCAAGGAACTATGTTGCCGAGATCGTTGCGTCCACCTCGACTGATCGGGACGACATGGTCTGGGTCAGGCTGACCTGTCATGGTCATGTCGCAGTAGCTGCACTGCTTGGCTGCTGCTATCCATAGCTTGATCACATCGGACCAGCGGTAGTTGCCGGGTGAGTTGTGCTCTCTTGCTTTGCGTGCACGCTTGCTTACTCGTCGGGCGCATGATGTTGAGCAGTACTTGCTGACGTTGTTGGTGTTACGTTCCACGAATGTGGTCCCGCAATCGTCACAGTTGTTGGCTATGAACTTAGCAACGTCAGGCTTCTTTGCCTTGGGTGCAGTCCACTTACTTGCTTTGCCCCACCATCTAGCCCAGTGATCAGCGGGTAGTGGTGTGCCGAAGGTTAGTGTCTTCTTGCATTCGTTGGAGCAGGTGACTGCGTACCGGTTGCCACGTGATGCGGGCTTGAGTACGTCCTTGTCGCAGATGAAACACTGCATGACTTTAGTGCGCTCATGTCTTTGTGGGTTGCGTCCAACGGTGCGGTTGTAGCAAGCGGCACACTTGCCCTTTGCCCGGAGTGGTCTGCTGCATCCTTCGACGGTGCAGTTCTTCGACGGGGAATCGGATTTTGTCCTGCTTGTCATTTGTTTCTCCCAGGGATGCGTAAGGCCCGCACCTGGGAGAGTGCGGGCCTTACTGTCACGGGTAATTAGTCCGTGGTTCTTTTGTGTTCAGTTATTGGCGCCGGCGCTTTCCGCCTGCTTGGTTGTTGCAGCTTGAGTGGCTTGGGCCTAGGTACTTGGTGCGGTCTGCGTCGTCGTGGTCTAGCGCCCATGCTTGCCCGATGTATATGGGCTGCTTGCATCGGGCACATGTGGCAGCGCCGCTTGCAACAATGGGAGCCCACTGCTTGCGTAACTTGACATGCTCTGCGCCGTAGCCTCGATGTTCTCGCGACCCTCGTGCTACATCCGCTTCACGTCTATGCGTTGGGCAGTAGCTACCGTCAGCAATGGCAGGGCATCCAGGCTTGGCGCATATCTTCTTTGCGCGTGGCATGGTTAGTCTTCGTCCCAGCTTGCGTCTTGGTGTTCTGTCCAGTCGGCGTGTTCGAACTCGCGCTCTAGCGTGTCTGTTCGGGCTTCCGCTGCACGGGCTTCAAGGTATTCGCATAGGGCCCGGTAGAGACGCATGCCTTCTCCTACAACCAGATGATTGATGCGCCGTTGATGATGAGGTGCATGGTGTTGTCTGCGATGATCATTAGCCATACCGCCATGAACGGCGCTTTGTCTGCGGGGTAGCCTGTGCCTTTGCATTCATCCCACTTGGAGCGGTAAGCCTTGGGTGCTGCTTGGTTCTTGAACCATGCGACATGTCTGGCTAGCCGGTAGTGGTCAATGATGATGTGCGTTCCACCGATGACGAGTAGGGCGAGTGGTGAGACTGAGCCCCACATGTCAGGCAGTAGGTTGATGAGCGCGTAGGGGATCGTGTAGGTGATGCCGTGCGCTATGGCGGGCCACCACTTCTTTGTCTTCTCGTTCGCCATCCAGTCTGACTGGATGAGGTAGTCGCCCACGAGGTGGGCTAGAAGGATCCAGAGTACGATCACTGTTCGCTCATTCCCTTATGCTGCTGTTAGTTCCATGCCGCCCATCAAGGCCACACCGTCACGGATGCGGTACACGAACGGCCATGATTGGGTGTCGTTGTAGTAGGCCATGCCGAATCCTTGCTGCCAGTTCTCTACGATGCGTGCTGCTCTACCGTCTGCACTGATTGCGCCGTGCACGGATGGGACTGCACCGTCTGTGCGGCATAGGCACCCGGGGTTAGCGCTGTAGGATTCGATTGCTTCACCGCGGGCACCGATCACTGAGTGGTAGGTGATTTCGGTGCGGTGCGTGTGACCAGCCCACGTGTTGAGGTGCGGGTGTTCGTGCACGTACTGGGATGTGGTGGAGCCTTTGCTGTTGGCTTTGGTTCCGTGGATGTTGCGGGTTGTGTCGTTGTCCCAGTCGGTTGCTGCGGGGTAGGCGTCAACGTATTGGATGTTGAGTTCGTCTAGGCGCAGTAGGTAGGGCAGGGACATGACAGGCCAGGACTTGGGGAGGCCGGCGCGTTTGAGGCCGAACGCTGCGATGGCGTTGGCTTCGATGAAGTTCTGCATCCGCTTGTCGTGGTTGCCTTCAATGATGATGATCTCGGCATCGGGTGCGGCGGCTCGGAGCTTGGCAAGGAACTCATGACCAGTGTCGAGTGCTGCTTGTGTGGTGTTCGCGAACGCTGCTTCTTGCGCGAACCGGCCTTGTGATGCGAGGTCCAGGAAGTCGCCAAGGATTTGGATCTTGTCAGGCTGGTATTGCAAGGCTGCTTGCACGAAGCAGTCCATCGCGGCTGCGTCGTGGAACGGGTCCATTGTGCCGTCTGGCAGGAGCCTGTAGCCGATCTGCGTGTCGGCGCCTTTGAGGGCTAGCTTCATGTCACGGGGTGGTTTGACCGGCGCGGCTTTGAGGCTGACAGTGATGGGTGCGGCTTGCTGGATGATGGGCCACGAGGGCTCGCCGTTGGCTGTTGCGCTGATGGGGCGGACGTTGTTTAGCTTGTTCCAGAAACCACCGGCAGGGTTTGATGTCCAACCCCATGTGAAGGTGACCTTGTCGGGGTCTTGTCCTACGCTGCGGATGAACTCGCGGTAGTCTTCGTAGCCCCATGCTGTGTCGGAGATGCGAACGTATGAGCTGGATCCGTCGGCGTTGTGCTGTTCGGATTCGCCCTGGCTGGTCGAGGCTGCCTTGCTCGTGATGTCATCCGTGCAGATGCATTTGCCGGCGCGGTGGGTGTTGATTGCTGATTTGGAGTAGCCGGTGATGCGTGCTGTTTCGCGTGAGCTGAGGTTGTCCCATGTTGGTATTGCGGCGCCTAGGTCAGCAGCGAACTTACAGCGGCTCATGGTTTCTCCCGTTGCTCATTTGGGTGTTGTAAAGGGTGTCTCTGGTTGTGCTTCCGGTTTGCCTGAGACGGTGGCCGGTGATTCGCCGCGCTTGGCCTTGGTTCTTATGGAGCAAGGAACTTGGGCGGGACGTTCGTGTGTCATTTGCCAAGCGTCCTTGGCTGCGGTGAATGACGCACCGCCCCGTGCTGTACCTTGTAAAGGCGCTGCGGGGAGTAACGAGCGCTCGATCATCCGTCCGGATGTCTGCGCTGTGCCCTGCCGCCGAAGCAACAGGGGGTTGAGTGGGCTGCCGGTACTCGAAACCGGTGAACTCCTAGCCCGCCTGCGATTAAGCCGCGGATTGGTTCAGCCCTGCCGAAGCTCATGTTCTTCGGCCTATTCGGTTATCCCCGTCCTGGTCACAGGGTTTCGGGGTGTTGCCGTACGTGGACTTTCGCAAGTGTGTGCGTACGGTTACATTTTGCGTCGTGACCCTGACGCGGGAGACAGTGACCTCCTGGGGGACGTGCTTGACCTGTCTAGGTTTAACCTGCGGGGCGGCGTCATGGCACCACATCCGATGAGCGGCGGGAAAGGTACTAACCGCCCCACAGGAACTTAGTTGCCGCCGAAGGAGTTGCCGTTGTTCCGGTCCACGGTGGCGCCGCAGTTGCATTTCGTCCATGTGCAGTTCTTGGATGTGCAGTGCGGGGCGGCGGTGATGGCGCCGAGGGTTTCGCTGCATGATGGGCATGTCATGACTTAGCCGTTCGTTTGATGCTTGCGTTACCGATGAGCGCGCGCACGGCATATACGGGTAGGACTAGCTGCCAGTAGGTGAGCCCAAGCTCCGGGAACCATACTGCGACAGCCCACCAAACAAATAGAACTCGGTAGGCAAGCACGAACAGGCTGCCAAGAATCCGTGATGCTGACTCGGCGCCTGTCAGTTTAGGGTTTACGATTTCGACTTGCTGGGGGCTCATGGTTTGCTCATTCCTTAGCTGACGTGCATGTCGTCTTTGATGGCCTCATGCAACCGGTAGGATTCGTCGGCCATGTACTCGGTTAGCGGCTCAAGGGCGTTGTGGTATTGGTTTGCGTGGTGGACGCAGAAGAAGAGTTCACCGTCTGGGCAGCGTTCTGTGCTGAGTAGCGCGTACATGCGGAAAGCTTGCGCACTGCAACGGTCGCACCTAAACGACGCGTCGAGCATGTTCGTGATGACTGTCTGGCACATCGCAACCACCTGTCCGTGCGCATGAAAAAGGCCCCGATTGCTCGGAGCCTTTTAATCCACTATCAGAAGACTACAGGACAAAACTACCTTTGTCTACCCCCTGCGCTTGTTATTCTTTGGTAGTTTCATCAAAGTGTGGGTAAGTGGCGAAGCGGTAGACCGTGTTTTGCATCTCTGTGTGTCGATCCCAGCTTTCCTCGGTGTAGTCATCGCCTGAGCATACTTCGTTGAATTGTCGCTGGTAGAGGCGGCAATCGAGCTTATGGTATTCAGCCATAAGCTCTGCGTCACTGAACCTCACGTCTCGGGCGAGTACGGCGTAGGGGGCGAAGTGTCCGTTGACCCTGTACGCGTCGGCGGTGGGTAGCTTCTCGAACCATGTGAGGGTCACGAGTGGACCCCGCAGTGACGGCACCGGATGACAGCGTGGAGCCCGCGAGACTTGCAAAGTATCCGCCGCTTTACGACGATTCGCCGTGCAAGCACGTACCCGTCATTCATGCTGCCGACCTTTCGAGTTCGATGATGCGGTCAATGGCTTTGCGATAGCCTTCGCGCGGCAGGTAGTGATACGCTCCCTCGAAGTGTTCCACAGCCAGTTCGTCGCGCCTCCGTTCAAGTTCCAACTGCGCTTCATTTGCCGCAGCTTTCTCGGCTTCGCGGTACTGCCAGACTGCGAGGTGTTCAAGGGCGGCTTTCCTTGGGTTGTCATCGTCTCCGTCCCAGCAGTCGCCGTTGATTTCGATGGCTTCGCTGCTACATCCACAGTTGCCAACTTCGGGCAGCTCTGAGCGCCTGATGAACAGGTACTCAGCTTCGATGGCTAGGGCGGCTGCTTTGTCTTGACGTTTGGGCTGGCCGTCTTCTGATCGTGTTCCGAGTTCTTTGTCAGCAGCGTTGGCGATGATCTGGGCTAGCCGGTTCGTCTCGTTGTTCATGCTGTTCGTCCTTCGAGTGGTTGTTTGAGTGTGGCTTGGTAGAGGTTTAGTACGTGGTCGAGTCGGTAGGCGGGTGGGATGGGTTGGCCTTGTTCGTTGGTTGAGGGGTTTGCGCGTTCGAGTTTGGGTGGGTTGTTGTTGCGTGCTGTGCCCCATTTGCGGATCCGGTCTGCTGATATTTCGATGCCGTATTCGGGGGTTGAGAGTTTGCGGGATAGGTCGGCGGGTGTGCCTACGTAGTTGCCAAAGATGGTTTTCGCGAATGACCGCCACGCGAGTACTTCGTAGGTGGCGCCGCATGTTTCGCAGCGGGCTTCGGGTTGGCCTTTTACGGCGTAGAGGTCGGTTTCGCATTCGGCGCATCTGCCGGCGAACACCTTGGGTTCTTGTTTGTCGCGGGCTTGGTCGAGGCCGTTGGTGTGTGTGGTGAGTGTGTGGTGGAATTCGGCTGCCCAGTGTTGGGTGGTGATCCAGGGGGCGCGGGTGTAGAGGTAGTTGGTGAGTGAGTGTGGGTCGCGGCCTGTGAGTGGCTGGTCGGTTCCGAGTGCGACCTTTAGCGCCCGATCCATGAGCATGCGATGCGCGGCAACCTTTTTGTCGATGAGGTCGAGGTTGACGGGGATCGGTGCGTGCTCCCCGCTACCCCCGCCCGTCTTGTGGCCGTACGTGGCTGTCATGCTCCCGCGCCCGATGTTCACGTTCGCCAACACCTGATCCAACACCGTGAGCGCCTTCTCCAACTCAGGCTGAGTGACCGTCAAAGCGACTTCCTTCCATAGGGGCTCTTGTTCTCTGCCGGCTGGTCCCCGCCCTCACCTAAGAAGCAATCCACTTCCCCGACCCGGTACCCCTCAACCCATGCCCTGTGCATAAGGATTGGTGCGGCTGATTCTAGGGCTGCGCGGGCTTCTTCGGTGGCTGCTTTCTCTCGCCACCCCTCGGGGTCTTCCCATGAATAGAATCCACCGTTCTCGTGAATTGCTTTCGCGGCTGTTTCTACCGCTTCATTGGGGATGTTCATACTTCCTCCCGCAGCGCCGCGATGACAGCGCGGGCAACACGCTTGTAGTCATCGAATGCGATACCCATATCTAGGGTGTAAGACTTCATAGCGAGTACGCCAGCCGCCCGGTCAATTGCGGCCTCATTGATTTCTACATAGCCCGCAGCCATGATCGCGTCAGCGATTTCCAGGTCCTCCCTGTGAGAGGTATCCCAAATTCCCACTACGTCACCCAGTGCTGTGCTGACCACTTCAGCCAATCCTTCGCGTGCGCTCATATTCCTTGCTCCTGGTCTTTTGCGATGGTGTGTGCGGTGAGTTTGAGTTCCCTGACCAACGACCACTGGGCGCCTTCGTCAAGGCCGTCGATCAGCTCAAACAAATGGGTGAGGTTATGGTGCTCCGGATGTGTTGGCATTGTGCCGGCTCCTGTACGGGGTCCGGGATGCTCAACTACCGGGCCGATACCCCTAATTCTACCAAGGAATGCCCGTATAGGGTAGGCATTTCCGGGTAGTTCGGTAAGCAAAAAAAATAGGGTCACGCGGGTCTTTCGCCGGTCAGCAGGAAAGCCAGATCCGCGAGGGTCATGGTCACGTACTGATCCCCGGCTGATCCGTTGCCGCGACGTTTATGCACCACCACGCCAGCCATTGCTTCGTCGTTCAGGCGTTCCGTTTCGGCCTCAGCAACCCATCCGCCGAGGTTGAGTTTCGCCACGTCCTTGCACTCGATAGCGACCCGTTTGCCGTGCGCCCTGACCCCGCCAATGTCACCCTTATCCGCGGCCCCGGTCTTCACGCGCCGGTCAATCACGTCCGACACATTCGCGGCAAGGTAGTCGGCCACCAAACGCTCAAACCTCGAACCCGCAGCCTTCGCACTGCTGCGTGACCGGCTCAAGACGCAACCCCATGTCGATAATCCCCAGGCTCATGCGACATGCTATTCACCGAAGCGAAATGCGGGCGCCAAGCCAAACGGATCTTACCCGTCTCGCCATGCCGGTTCTTCTCGATAATCATCTCAATCTCGCCTTCCATTTCCTCCTCATCCCGGTGCAGAAGGATTATGTTGTCCGCGTGAGCTTCAATGCCACCCGACTCGCGAAGATCAGCCATCGTCGGGCGAGGGTCTGCCCGTTGCGTCGATCCACGGTTCACCTGCGCCAGGGCAAGCACATGACAATCGAACTCTTTTGCAAGGTGCTTGCAGTCTTCCGCGATGCGCGACACTTGCCGTTCGCGGGTGTCACGCTGATCAGCCGGCGCACAT